GTCTGATTGTCAAGAAAACGGTTAATGAGTCTGGTAAGTCCTTGTGGATCTTTCTGGTATTTTTCAGAGATGGGGGTAAATCCTCGTATATCCGAAAAAAGAAAAGTTAGTTGTTCCGTGAACCCACCCAATCTCAGTAATGATGGGTCTTCCTGTAATTTTTTCACTAAGTCGGGACTAACATACGTCCCAAATTGTTGTTTGATTCGAAGTTTCTGCAAATACTCTGTAATGAAACTCTTGAAAGTTACAATACTCCAAAACAAAATGGAGATAATTACGACACCGCTAAGGTCAAGCAAGTAAGAAGATTTATAAGCTTCCAGGACTGCGTATATAGACCCACCGACTACGATAATTATCATAGGTAAAGAGAAGTAGACACTTCTTGAAGCTAGTAAAATCAGCAGTAGAGCCAGAACTGCAGCTCCCAACTCTACTGTGACATTCCATGTCGGGATGGATGGTGATGTACCTTCAATTAGATTATGTAGAAGGTTAGCTTGAAGTTCATGAGGCATCATTGAGCCTGCAGGAGTCGCTACTGGATTGACTACACCTTCTGCAGTTACTCCTACTATAATGAAAGGAGCCTCAATAGGTGCTTTCATAAAGTCTGATGCGGATTGTCTGTAAAATTTAGTATTCCAATTAAGGAAAATTCTTGAATAGGGGTCAGTTGTTATGGTCGGATAGTTTGGTATTCTTACTGACTCGATTCCTGCAATGCCAGTACGTAGTTGATATGATGGGTCTCCAACTCCCACGCGTAAGAGTTCTAAAGCGAAGGATGGATATAATTTATTCTGAACATTATAGACCAAAGGAACTCGTCTAGTTACTCCATCTATCTCTGGAGTTGCGGTTACAATACCTGCTCCCTCTCTTGTAAGTGCTAAATGTTTCTCAGTTCTGATAACTCCTGGATATTTGAAGAGCCAAGGCGTAGGATCTTCTCCTAATTGAGCAGTTCCAACATGAGGTCCTTGTTCTTCACTCTGGTTAGATACAGCACTCGCTAGGACTGTGGGCACTTTTTGCATTACAGAAGCGAGTTTTTGGTCATTTAAGGGGTTTCGTAAGTCTGGGTCTGGCATCAACACTGTAATGCCAGGCACAGCACTCGTGTTTCCGATAATAGCGGCGTATAAGTCTCTCGGTAATGGATAACCTCCGTATGCTTCTACTATTTCTTCGTCTAAATCTACTATCAGAATGTTCTCATTTTGTACTTCTGGAGTACTCATGATAAGATAATCAAATACTTTTAGTTCTAGTATTTGAAAAGGGCTAGGATTCCATACAAGGAGTCCTAGAAATACGGACATAAGTCCTAAATTGAATAATTTGTTCACGAGACAACTAAGTCTATCACTTTAAATGATGCTAACATGAATCCAAATACGGATATTTGCACTATTGACATCCAAAAGACCTGTCTCATGGGGTGAATTTCTACTATTTTCTCTATCCAGCTTTCACTTGGGGATAGATTAACGACTTGTAAGAGTTTTTCTTCTTTCATTGTTGTGTAATTGATATTGTTTTTGTACAGCTTGACGTACAGTTAAAAGTTGCGGTATATGATTGATTAGTAGCACCTAGTTGTGTTACATCTACATCATATCCAGTTGAATAAAATTTCATATTTGCTGTGTGAGCACCTGTTCCATATTGTGTTAAGTCTACTTCATTGTCAGAAGCATAAAAGAATATGTCTGCATCTTTATTTCCACTTCCATATTGAGTAACATTCGCTATATTATTATGTGCACCTCCATTTCCGTAGATATAAGAATTATGTTCTCCAGTACCATACTGATTTATAGTAATATTAGAGTCATCTCCAAAGAAAAATATCTTTGCATATTTACTATTTCCTGTTTGAGTTGTTGAGTAAACGTTATCGTCTCCTGAACCCAAAGATTCTGCATGATTATTGTTTCCTGTCTGAGTAATAGTTACTGTGTTATCATCTTCATCCTGGTCAATATATGCATAGTTATCATTTCCGTCTATAGTTATAGTACTTGCGTTACCTATATTGTTTGACCATACAGTAAACATCTTAACAGTATTACTATTGCCTTCTACAGTACTACTCCATACAGCATTTGTACAGCTATGAGAAGAGTAGTTGGCTCCAGACATAGTACCGCTTGAACCTGCACCACAGAGAATGTAAGTACTATTACCATTTCCTACTTGTTTTGTAGTAATAGAGTTGTTAGTCCCTTTTGTAGTTATCGTAAGAGTATTATCTCCTGCAAAACTAAGGGGACTGATTAATAATAATAACGTTATCGCCCGCACCATTAATATTTACCTCCATAATTAAACCTGCATTGTTAATATATAAATAAGTACCTGCATTAGTGTCGATACCTATATCGTAAGTGTTCACTCCTTCATGAACAAAATAAATTACATCTCCTTCAACAAATGTATAAGTTTGGTATACTGGATCAAATCCTGCTATTATACCTTCGAGTTCTACTCCGTTTAACTGAGTTGCTTGTCCACCTTTCTTATTTGTAGTCTCTACCAATGCTAGTAAGTCTACGAGAAATTCTACACCTAATAAATCTATGTCTAACCTTGTGACTTCCTCTGTTTCTTCGTCACATTCTTCTACTAATGCGTCACAGTCTAAATCTGGGGCATCTTCGAAAAAATCTTTGTCTAGTTCTGCAGTCGGTGATGTACCTGCTTCTTGTTCTTCTACAGCTTGTACGACTTCTTGGGGCTTATTTACTATAAGCATATTATCAATCATTCCAAGTGTGATACCAGAGAGTTTAACTTTAGGTGTTGGTCTTTGTTCAAATGTTGACACCATAGTAGCTTGGAAGGCCTCATTGAGAACTTCTACTCCTGCTGCTGTTGTTACTGTTATTTCTCCTGATGAGTTTCCGAACTGATCAGGAAGTAGTATAACGAGGCTTCTTCCTAGCTCGTCTACTGTTGTTGTGAAATCTGTCCCACGAATAGCTATCTGAGCTGTGGGAGTCTTTATGCTTATATTCTCTTTGTTCATTTTACCGAACTTTCCTGAAATAAACCTAGCTGTTCCAGACGCCATATTGAGTGCCATTTTTGACTTGCTTGGGTCTGGGTCATAAATGTATTCATCTATGATTAATTTTGATTGTTCTGTGAGTCTTACGACTGAGGAGTCTAAAAATTCAATGGCTAGTCTACCGTTTCCTGTCCTAACATCATCGAAAGGGAGGATATCTGATTCTAGTTGTGCTTCTAAAGAGTTTCCAGAATCTCTCCTAGTTATCTCGCCGGTACCCCGTAATTCAGATATCTCTCCTATTTCAGTTGACAAGGCCGAGACACTAAAAAGTGCTAACAGCCAGATGCGCATTGGTCTACATTAATAGTACCATTTGATGTGGTAGATATTATGTTTGCAACGTTCGTGCTTGCAGTATCAGTTTGGTCAATAGTAACAGTATTTGAGCTACCAGTTAATGCTACTGTAATAGCATGGTCAGCCGAACCTGTTTGTGATGTTGTAATAGCATTACTATTACCACTTACTGTCCAATTATTTATACAACCCACAACCTCACATACACCAGTAATACTATTAGAAGTACCAGTGATTGTAAAATCGTTATTAGCTCCGGTAGCAGTTGAAGCTGCACCTTGTGTCCAGCTGAGAGTATTACTATCCCCAACTGTTATGTAATCAAAGTCAGAGTTTTGTGCATCGCCAGATCCTCCCACAGCAAAAGTAGCTGAGTTAGAATCACCAGTAACGCTATACGTCCAACTAGATGAGTTGCCTTGTAGAATAGATGCTAGAAAGGAGTTAGTATCTCCAATCTGGTCTATATCTACGGTCATAGATGTGCCTGACAAAGTAGCTCTTGAGCTAGATGTACCAACTTTGTTAGTAGCACCTATTTGATCAATAGTCAATGTAAGGCCTGTACCTGTCTGGGTAATATAAATATCATTGTTCCCAGCGAACGCTCCAAAAGATAGACATATCGCGAATAGTCCAATTATCTTTTTCATTCTTCTTCTCCCAGGCTTGAGTAATCAAAATCCCAAACCTCTTTTTCGAGGCCTTGAACAACTAAACCGTATACAGCCGCTTCAATAGCAGCTCTTGTGGCGTGTCCAACAGCTTCGTTTTCCGTATAACCACTTTCCATTTCGACGAGTTCAGTACCAAGTTCTATGAACCTGAATACATCGCCTCCACCTCCAGTAGATAATATGGTCTTTGTGGTTGTAACATTTAACAAGACTTCTCCTGTTTGAACTAATACTGCTCTTAATGTTACTGTAACGATATCTTCGCGATATTGATTTTTCATCCCAATACCTAAGTATCGAGCACCGTTACCCCCAGTTCTTATGTTAGTGTCATAACTAATTATGCCACCTTCAATAATCATTCCTGCATATAGCAGGGGTTTTAAAATTGTTTTTCCGTCACCACCATTGTAATTTTCAAAGGTAGTTCGCACTAATTGTCTTTCTTTCGTAAGTCCATCCAAACCTGTTCTTTCTACGACTACAAACCAGTTTCCTCTACCTGCATCTCTTAATGCTTCAATTAGTATATGGTGTGGGCCTTGGGTTACTGCAGTACTAAAACTAGCTATATTATCTCCACCTTTTCTTTGACCTGTTAAGTCATTAAACTGGTAGACAGCTACTATAGTTTTTTGGTTTGGGTATGGTAAATTTAACAACTGCTCTGTAGCAGAAGGTTGAATAACAGGACCTTGAACGCAGGCTAAGAAATCCTCGTCGCAGTCCAAGTTTGATTGAGGCATGCCAATTACAGCACAGCCTTGAATTATAAATAATGTTAAGAGTATTTTAACCAGTTGCACAATCGGAGAAGCATCCACCGAACTGTCCTACAGGTATTACAATTGTAGTAGTAGAAAGTAGAACTCCATCCATCCATTCTTCAACAGTTAGTGTGATGTTAATGCCATCGTTTAGCCAAAGGATTCTATTTCCTTCTAACCAGATTTCTCCAAATATAGGATTTTCTACGGTGCCTGGAGTATCATAATTAAATAAAGACTCGGAAATGTCCTTTGCAAGTGTAGAATAAATTCTGCTTTCTAAGTTTCTTAGAAATTTTGCAAGTGTTGTGTTTTCAGCTTCTCGCTGCGCTTCTTCTAAAGCATCTTGAGCTTTTTGTGCTAGTGCTTCTTTTCTTGTTCGTTCTTGTTCATCAATAGTTAAATAGTGTGCAGATTGATTAATCCCACTAAAACTAGGTGAGCCAAACTTATGTACTAATTCGGTAGCAAAAACGCTTTGCCCCATCACAAATAATATACATAAACCTACTAATATAAGGACAGGCTCATTTCCCTTTATTGTGTCTTTTTTTCTCATTTTCTTTCATTTGTAAAACAGTGTTTACCTTTTGCTGTAAACGAATCATATCGTTATCGAGCATACGTATTTGGTCTATCAGCTTTATTAGTGCGAAATGCATTTCTTTTATTGCTGGCCCAATCACGTTCGTCATTGTGTTCCAGACATAATATACGAAATATCCAAGTCCCACCATTGCTACTACAGGGAATCCAAATTCTTCAACGTAAAATACTAAAGTTTCCATTAGTCTCTCCTTACGTCTAGCTTTCCGTCCTCTACAAAGTTTTCAGTTCTTGCAATTCTATCTAAATCTGGTGTAAGATCTAGTGCGCTACTTACGCTAGTGTCTAATCTAATCATATCATTATTCATTGTTTTAATTCTGGTTACGAGACTTTCAGCGAAACCTTTTAGTGTACCTATCTGTCCAACTACTCCAGACATTATCTGCTTCATAATAATAAATATAAATACTCCAGCTGCCAAAGCCCCTGCGATAGGGGCTCCAAGGTCAGCTATTAGACTAAATGCCTGTTCCATTTACCAAACATAACTCAAAGAAACAAGTTGTTCTTCTTCGTAAACTGTAAAGTTTACTTTTAGTTTGTTTGACATATGATACTTCATTTTTAATCCGAACATATCTAAGTTCATATCGTCAGACATGTGCATGACTTCCATACCCCATTTTCCAAGGTCTAGTACGTCAAAACCTAATTCTAAATATTCAGAATCGGTGTCCATATCTTTAAACCACATAGCATTAACTTTCCAAAAGTCAACTCCTACAAAGGTTTCTTCAAAGCTAGGTGCAGTCTCATCTAGATAGTCATATTTTATATAACCTAAATCTAAACCTAACCAACCCATTTGAGTATGTTTTCCAACCCACATACTAGTTTCTACATCAGTTTCGTCAGTTAACTTTACGTTACCTAAGAAAAGACCAGCGTAGAAACCATTATCGGTATCAAACATAAGATTCTGTTGCCATGATGGATCACCTTGGGTCTGACTTACGCCTCTCCAAATGTAATCTGTGCCAACTGTTGAGTCTGTCGACCAGCCTGCTGATACGAACATAGGTACTGCAATAAGCAGTGATAATAGTTTATTCATATTAGAATCCTACTGATTGACCACAGCCACAGGCTGCAGTCGCTTGTGGATTAACAAAGATAAATTCTTCGTTAAGTCCTCGCGTTTGGTAGTCCAAGACTACCTCTTTTAGATAAGCATATGACATGGCATCGATTATTACTCTGATCTCGCGCTCGTACACCGTGTAATGGTCGTGGTGACCATTTTTAACGGTATCATCAGCAAAATCAAACTGATACTCAAAACCAGCACAGCCGTTTGGACGCAGAGCGATGAAAAAGTAATTGTTCCCCTCTTTCTTCGATCTTTCCAAGAGCTTTTCATATGCTATATCCGTGATTTCCATGTTAAAACAACATGTTAACTACTTTCGGCAGTCTTCCTGCTTTCATTAGTTTGTGAAATTTTTTCCACATGTTTTTCCTCCCAGTTTTGTATAGCATTTTTAATACTACCTTCTGCCA